AATAACAGAAAAATAAGAGTTAACGCCTTGGGATGATATTGAAATAAGCACAGATGGCTAAATTAGTTTTCAATCCTCAGAAAGTTTTTGCCCCAGCCTATATTTTAGACCCGGCAAAGATAAAGTCTATAAGGTCGTTCTTCAATCCTGATTATGACTACTTTGTTGATTACGGCGGTCGTGGTGGTGGCAAGACGAAAGATAAGGTTCGCTCTATTGTATTAGAGTCAACAATAAGGCGTGTTCGAGTCTTAATCACGCGTGAGTTTCAGAACTCTATTGATGAGTCGGTAAAAGCTGAGATAGAGTCGTGCATTGAAGAAGAAGGCCTAAGTCACTTCTTCAAGATCACTGAAAAGCAGATTACGGCTAAGAATGGTTCCAAGTTTATATTTAAAGGCATTAAGAACAATATAAACAACATTAAGTCAATAGCTGACGTTGATATTGTCATGGTCGAGGAGGCTGAGAACGTAAGCGACCTGTCATGGCAAAAGCTTCTCCCATCTATTCGTCCTATTTCTGGACGAGCTATTGTTGTGGTCATATTCAACCCAGCAAGCGAGCTTGATGCCACATGGCAAACATGGATAGTAAACACCCCTCCTAGAACACTACTAACCAAGTGTAATTTTCCAGACAATAAATATTTTCCACCTTTTCTAGAGGCTCAGAGACAACATGATGAAAGGGTTTTGCCTCCTAAGAAATACAAAAACAAATGGTTTGGGATTCCTTCTGGTAGCGAGGGAGATATTATTATTGATCAAGATTGGCTTAAGTCCGCAAGGTTCGCCAGTCGCCACCCAGAGTGGGTTAATGTTTCTGGTAGCAAGGTTTCATACGACCCAGCAGGTCAAGGTAAAGATAATCACGCGATTGCATATAAAGATGGAAACACAGTAAAAGAGGTTCAGGAATGGCCCAAATCTCCAGACCTTCGCATAGCTACAAACAAGGCACTTAATCTTCTGAGGAAGAATGAGGCAGATGAATTTATTTATGATGAGTGTGGTGGTTTTGGTGACGGTGTAAGTGTCTTTGTTGATGACAACATAAATGGAAATAGCTATGACGAGTCGGGAGAGGTTTATCCGTCAATAGAAATAAAGGTTTCCCCATTCAATGCTGGCGACTCTATAAAACCCCCAGAAGACAAAGATGATCCTAGAGAAGAGGAGAAAATCAAAGGAACTGATAAACACCCAAGTGAGACTTACGCCAACCACAAAGCGTGGGCGCACGGCATAACGGCTCAGCACCTATACAATACATTTCGATTTATTGAGCTTGGTGAGCGAGACATAGACCCAGAGGAAATGCTTAGCCTAGACATTGAAGATGATGATCTATGGATTAAGATTATGAGAGAAATGTCCACGGCTCTATGGATTAAGTCTGAAGTTAATAGCAAGAAAAAAGTGGAGTCAAAAGAAGCTATGAAGAAAAGGACGGGGCAGGACTCTCCAAATCTAAATGATGCTATTGTTATGCTTCAAGCACCAAAAGAAGCTGAATCGCTTAGCTTCTTCGATGTGTTTTAGATAATAGGAAGCCTCTTAATTGGGGCTGTGTTTTTATAATCCGTTTCGCTTATTTATGTATTCAGCGCAATCTTTAGCGTTGTAAAATACACCGCAAGTCCTAGTTAGTTTCCCGCTATCGTTTATGTTGGCTTCGCGTATTTCATGCACTATATTTCCATCTTGACCATAAACTACGATTGTCTCATTGTGAGGGGCTAGCTGTTCACGCATTGTTTTTAGAGAGTGGCGGTAGTTAAGTTTAATTGATTTCATTTTATTTCCCTCTGTTTTGTTAGTTGATGCAGTAATAGTAAACCACATTCATGTAGATGTAAACCACTTTATGGGAAAAATATAAGTTTTTTTGGAAATAAAAAGCCCTAACTAGGAGGGCTTTATTTTAGATTATCTTTGGCTTTAATAGTTAAAATTCAAACTCTAAATTATACCCATTACATGACTCTGAACAACCATTGTAATCATCGGCAGTTCTATTCGAGTAGATCATTTTTCTTAATCTTTTTGGGTCAAGCTCATTGCTATGTAAAATTACATCTTCTGCCGAACGATTGCCCCTAAAAAACACTCTAGGCTCTAAGTTGTCATTTGGTTTAACTTGACTATATCGACACTCAAACCATTTCATCGCTTCAAACCTTTCTGGGTGCTCTAAAGCCAACAAGTGAAGTTTAGCGCTTGATTTTTTCCAGCAGGTTTGGCAATTCCCCTCGTGCTCCTCCAAACCAAGACCAAATGCTTGAGATTCCCAAAAATTATTCACGTCTGTTTTGTCGATTTCTTCAAAGTCTATTAATGGATATATTAAATTGTGCTTATTTATCTTCTTGTAGTAAGACTCAATAGATCTTTTATCGTAATCAGAAAGGCATTTAAAAAGCCTGTTATTTTTTATCTTGCTGTATCTGTTAGATATATCGCCAAATCTAACGTATTTAGGGTCTACTCCTATCTTAATAAAAGCTTTTTCCACTCTCGAAGGAAGAGCTCTAGTTATCTCGTCGATCCTAATTCCAATGGCATGGCGAAACCCCTTTAAGGTATTGACTTTTTTGTAGTGCTCTATAGCGAACTCTTTTAGCCGATCTGAGCATTGAGGCTTGTTTATATTCGGTATGCCATTTTTTCTAATGTGAGCGTGAAACGGGTGATCTGGGTTCTTGTATTGGTGATTACGGTACGCATCTTTGAAATTAGTCACTCGATGAGTAACGCCTTTTCCGTGTGTGGGATTCGTAACAGCCTCCACCCATACGACACCTAAGTTAAACTCTTTATCGCATCTATCTACGAACTCTAACGTTTCTTCATTTTCTAATCCGGTGTTTGCAAATATAAAAACAGGCTGAAATTCCTCTAGCCCTTGCATTTTTTTCATTTTTATCAGGTAGGCCATATATCCAGATGTTTGACCACCCGAAAAACTTACAATTATCTTTTCTGTCATTTTGCTCTCCTTGTTTTAATCTACTCGGTACCACTACTCCCAAAACCACCTTTACGCTCACCAAGGCTTTCAAAGTCGCAACGGATGACCTTAGAAACTCGCCCTTGCGCTATACGGTCGCCATGCTTAATGGGTAGGGTTTCCATGCTCGTGTTGTGAAGAACAACAAACGTCTCATCCTTGTAGTCTTCGTCAATTACAGCCATAGCGTTTGCAAGCGTGATTCCATTCTTAAGAGAGTTGCCAGAGCGAGGAAGAATGTTGAGCTCGTAGCCGCTTTTTAGGTGCCAAATGAAGCCAGTCGGCACCATCATGCGGTCGCCTGGGTAAAGATTTACGCAATCATTGTGGTTATCTAGTATGGATTTTTGGTTTGCATCATCGTACTCCGTAACCTCTCGCCCCTCAATATCCGCTCGAATATCAAAGCAAGCCGCGTGGTCGCTACCGTATGTTGGCTCTTGCGCTGTTTCTGTTAGTCGTTCTAGTTTGATCATTTACCCAACTCCTCTAATTGTCTTGCCAGTTCTTCTGGTATTTCGATTGCGTTCATAAACCATTCGGTATAACTATTAATCATCTCAATCTCATGCGGCTCATGATCAGATCCGTCGTTGCGTTGGTATACGCCGACAGTATAATCATTAATATCTTCATCCCACGCCTTAACAAGCGCGCCTCTTTTTATGTCTGACATAATTACCCCCTTGCAGAATTTTTCCGTATCAATATTGCATAACTCTTTGCTAGCTCGTTGGCTCTAAGAAAGCTTTGCTCAATTACGTTACCTGGAAAAATCCAGCCCATTTTATTTTCGCTGTACGGTGCGCAGAAATCGCCCTTAACTATATCTTCTCTTTTCATGTTTTTCCCCTTAATCAGAATGGAATGTCATCATCGAAGTCATCAAAATTTGGTACCTGTTGTGGCTGGCCTTGATTCTGTTGTGGTTGATTCCCCCAACTGCCAAAAGATTGCGGCTGAGGCTGGCCAGCTTGTTTCTGTGCATAACTGTTTTGTGGTTGCTGATTAAATCCCCCTTGGTTTTTCTGTGGTTGTTGTTGCGCTACGTCATTTCGTGAGTCCATCATTTGCATTTCGCTGGCAATGATTTCCGTTGTGTATCTCTTTATGCCGTCTTTCTCCCATTCACGGGTTCGCAATGAGCCCTCGACATAAACCTTTGATCCCTTCTTTATAAACTCTCCAGCAATTTGACCAAGGCGATAGTTACCACGGTCCATGAAAGAAACCCGGTGCCATTCTGTGCGTTCTTGCATTTGGCCTGTTTGCTTGTCGCGCCAGCTTTCTGTTGTCGCAAGACTCACATTGGCAACCGCACCACCTGATGGCATAAAACGCACTTCGGCATCATTGCCAGCGTTACCAACGATAATTACTTTATTTACACCTTTAGACATTTATTTATCCTTCTTCTCTCTGTGACATGTCACACTAATTAATCGTGACACCTTAGTTTGTTTTTTGTCTTTCTTGCAGGTGTGAGCATAATTAACTCGCTCATAGTGCTTGCATGTGTTGCAAGGCTTCACCCCTTGGAATAGTTCGGTCATTTTAGAATCCACCCATAAGAAGAGTCCCAAACTTTCCCCCAATCTGATGGAATATTCACATTGCGAGAATACTTCTTTTTATATCTCATTCTTAGTTTACGCTTCATCACAACCCCTCATTAAATTTATGCATTCGATAAGCCGCAAAAAGAATCACGGCCGTTTGTGTTAACACGTCTGCTTCTAACACTTTTTGTAACCGCCTTGAACTAGAAGCTCGCAAGCGTGGTATGTGTCTGTTGCATCTTTTACGATGTCAAACATTTCGTCTGCTTGCTTTTCGGATTCGGTTTTTAATGGGTGAAGCATATCTTGACGGAAGCAATAGCAGTTGCCGTAATATGAGATAGCTACCATCGGCACAGAACCATACTCACATACAAAAAAAGATTCGACTGTTACTTTCTTTCCAATTACATCTTCGCCGTAAGATATCCCGTAGCCCTGATCGTTTCTTAATTCACACTCCTTCCCAACCTCTGGCATCCATTCTCCCTTCAAGCTCTCCCCGTATGCTTCGAAGTCGGCTTTTGTGCCTACCCAATGCCAAAGGGCCGAATCATGAGAAAAAGCATCAAACGGTGTGCTGGTGTAGTAAAACTCGACCGTCCCATCTTGGGATCTTGCAATCATGTTGAAATTATCTTTATAAGGCCAAACCCCATTAAAAAGTTTATAGGCCTTTCTGATTAGTTCGTTGCTCATAAATCCCCCTTACTTTCAATTGATTCCTTGTGCTCAATTACTGAGCAGGTTAGTTCTTGAGCGGCTTCTTTTGCGGTCGCCTCGATTGATTCAGCACAGACTAGAAATATTTTGTCTACTTGTTCATCTGTTAGGTTTAGGCTTACTTGACCAAGTTTATTTCCAAATACAATTTTTCCTTCAAGTCCGTTTCCTCGTAATGACCTTTCTATTCTTAGTAGCTTTAGATCCATAAATCCCCCTATTGATTGAATTTTCATTGTAGTTTACAGGAATATAAAAGTAAACCAGAATTTTAATTATTTTTAACTTTGCAGAAAACCACAATACATAAACCCGAAATTAGGGCGTACCATTTTTTTTATTTGAGGTGGGTATGTCTAGCTCTAACTTGATGATTTCCGCGGGACAGTGGATTCAGATTCCTACAACACTCTCTATATCTGTTGTTCACAGGTCAGGCGGAGCAGTGGTTTATGCCGTTTCTGATTCCTCGCCCACTGGCTTTGATTCTTCAACACCTATCATCAAGTCAACAACCATAGGGCAAAACATCAATATCGGCGGTGTTGGTCTATCTATTTGGGTTTCTGCAATATCTCAAGATGCAGTTATAAGCTACACAGAGATAACAGATACTTCATCGGCAATCTCGAATTACGACACACTGAATAAGCCAGCAATAAACACATTCACCCAAAGCATGACCGAGCTATATACGGCATTAGGAAGACGATACACGCACAAGTTTGATCTTGTTTTTTCCGGTAGCGAAACAAAGTATTACTTTTATGAATTCCCATCATCAAGCGGTAGGATTCTAGCCGTTCAAGAGCGGATATTTAGAGCAAGAAATGGAGAGGCGGAACTAGAGGTTTTAAATTCCTCAACTGGCTATACGTTAACAAACAAAGACCAAGGGACACAGAAAGCAAACAATGTGGTGGTCAATGATCCTGTTCTAAGCATTTATAATCTCAATGATGGTGCAGGAAATGTGGAGCCAACAACTGATGGGCCAATATTTGATACGGATTTTGTTACTAGTACGGGGTCAGGGTCGAATACAGCAGGAAGCTTCTCACCTCAAATTGGGGCGAGACTATATAGCGAGGTAGGGATTGCGCTAAAAGTTACGAATCTAGAGAACAGCGATAATAGGATTTCTCTAGAGTACTCTTGGATTGAGTTAGATGACGATTATATTAGTCAAAATTAAACTTGAACAAAACACACACAATGGCTAGGATTACACACAAATGAGCAATGAAAATGGAACTGTGAAATTGAGCGAAGGCAGACTATCCAAATTAGAAAGTGAAGTTGATCACATTGGTAAAGATGTAAGCGAGATCAAGAGCGAACTTTCAGACAGACGAGATACAGATATTAATGTTGCTGAGTCTTTAGCGAGATTAACCCTCATTGCTGAGCAGAACCAAAAGTTAGAGCCAAAGATTGAAGCTCTTGGGGTTAGAATTGCCAGCAATGAGAAGTTTATCTGGAAAGCGGCCGGAGCAATAACGCTTGGTGCGTTTCTTGGATCTATCCTATTGTCTTGGGGGTTGCGCTTCATTCAGTAGTGCAATCCAGGTCCTTATAATTCGGATGACCATTCTCACCCTTACTGTCATTCCATATATGAACATTCTCGCAATACTCTTTCTGCATTAGCTCTTGCTCTTTACTATTATCAAGCGCCCAAAGAGAAAGTAGTGTAGGGATGAAAATAATTAACCCTATGATTGGTAGTACAATATCATTTGTTTTTTTCATGTCTCGTTTCTCCTAATTGTTCTGGTTATTCTAACTACTGGTCTAGGTGTTCGTCTCATATCTGTTGGGTAATTCAAAGACAGGGCATTAATAGACATAACAAAAGCAAAACAATATATGATGCCAGCACGAACACCCTTTACAGCCGCTTGTGTTGTATTCACAGCATCAAGCTTTTCTCTTGCAGAAGAAAGATGAGCCTCGACCGTGCGAACGCTCACACCTAATTCCTTTGCAATCTCACAGACTCGCAGACCATTGGCCGCGAGTTGCAATGCTTGTGTTTCTCGTTGGGTTAGCAATCTATTCGCCTCTTAGTATTTTTTTTGCACTATCAGGCCAAAATGTTTGGCTATCCCATCCTTCTGTTTCCGACTGCATTTTATAGCAATCAGAAATAACGCCATTTATTGATAATTCAGGAGTAGCCCAAGTGCTTGCTAGATAAGTGAATGATGATGTTGGTATCTCACCCTCATCCAGTATTTGTCCTGATGTAAACTCCCAATCACCGCTTAGTCCAGCCTCTGCATCAGTGGCACCAGACTCCTTGATTAATGTTGCGGCCTTATCCCAATCGAAAACCATTAGCTCTTTATCTTTATTTATCTTACCCATTTCAAATGCTGTTAAAGTATCCATATCTCTCTCCATTTCTTTAGTTGATATAGTAATAGTAAACCACAATTGCATATATGTAAACCACAAATACAAAAATAATTGAAATAATTTATTTTGTCTGTTTCTTGTTCAATCTGATAGACTCAATGAATCAGTTACAGAGGGTGTAAAAATGCCATTTTGGAAGCGTAAAAAACCAGAAGTTGAAGAAGTGAAAGAACCAACCAAAGAAAATCCTAAAGAGTCGTTCGGCATGTTTGATGTGCCAGACATCACGGAAAAAAGAGCCAAGGCGATTCAGGATAAAATAGAGTCAACCATAACAGGTAAGCCGCCAAAGGTGGAAGGTGTAGCGATGGACTCGGCGTGCACTCCAAATTACGTTCCCAATTATTCTACGGTAAACTTACAGGCCCTCGGATTTTTAGCTGGCCAAGGTGCTTTTATAGGTTATGGCAACATGGAACTTCTGGCTCAACACTGGATCATGGTTAGAGCTTGCGGCCTTAGAGTTAATGATGCAACTAAACGATGGTATGAGCTTAGTATTGGTGATGGCACTGAGCTTGATGCAAAGCAGATCAAAGAAATTGAAAAGATGGATAAAAAATACAACCTCAAGGAGAATATGAGGGAGGGCGTGTTTTTTAATAATGTATTTGGCGTTCGTCACATACTGTTTAAGCACACAAACCCAGACTTTGATTATGAGGCTCAATTTAACCCAGATTCTTGGGGGCCAGGTGAATATGCTGGAATGGCTCAAATCGACCCGTCATGGATGCAACCAGCGTTTGATAAAAATGATTTATCAGACCCAACGCGCATTGGTTTTTATGATCCTACTTACTGGGTAGTAAACGGCAAAAAATACCACAAGAGTCATTTTGTTATTTTGCGCGGCGAATTAGTAGCAGACAGATTAAAGCCTACCTACAGGTATGGCGGAATATCAAAAGTCCAGATGGCATATGAGCGAGCGTACGCGGCTGAACGATCAGCAAATGAAGGGCCGCAACTGCTAATGACAAAACGCCTAGTGAATAGATTTGTCGATATGGTGAAGGCTCAAGCTAACAAGCCAAAGTTTAATGAGTCTCTAGTTAATATGGCCTCATACCGTGACAACTACGGTGTCAACGTCTTAGGGAAGGATGAGAACATTACCCAGCTTGATACAACTCTAAGTGATGTTGATTCCGTCATAACCAAGCAATATGAAATTGTGTGCGCCATTTTTGGCGACCCAGTATCAAAAATAATGGGTAGTGGTCATGGTGGATTAGGTACGGGTGAAACGGACGAGGACTACTACATTTCAAACGTAGAGCAATTGCAGGGTGATGAATTAGAAGACATTGCAAATGCGCACTATGCTAGATTAATTCCAACAGAGATTAAGCCTCGATTTAATGTTGAGCCAGAAATAGAACTTAACTGGCGACCTCTGAAAGTAATGTCAGCAAAAGAAGTTGCCGAGGTTAATAACATAAATGCCAATACAGACACGCTTCTATATAACCTACACTCAATTGACTCAGTGGACGTAGGTAAGCGCCTGCAAGCTGACAAACAGAGCGGATATAGCGGCATAGAGGTTTCAGAAATAAAAGAAGTGGAAGAGCCAGACTTTGGGGATTGCGGGGATTCAAATAATGACAAAGAAACAGATCAAGACGAATAAAAGAGGCACTAGGCTAGAGGTTAATAAAAAAGAGGAACAGCGCCAAGTAATTATGGTGCTGTCTCTCTATAATGAAATGGCAACGGACGTAAATGAAACGTTATTTCCATTATTAGAGACTCGAAAAGCCGAAAAGCTGGTGGAATACGCAACAGATGCCAGTGTGACCGAAACAGTAGAGCAAAAGATTGCCATGTTACGCAGACGATGGGATAAGCGTTTTGAAAAATTAGCTGAAACCTTTACAGTGTCAATTGTTCGATTCTCTAAAACATCAACCGCACTTGGTCTGAATGCCACGCTCAAGAATGCAGGATTGAAGCAGACAATAAAAGTCAACTCAATGAGTCAGCGAACAAGGGATATTGTAAATGCGGCAAGCTCGGAATCTATAAAACAAATAAAAACCATAAGCACAAGTTATATGGATTCGGCAAGCTCGGCACTTAACTACTCAGTTACTCAAAACTCTTCAAGCATGAGCGATCTTAAAGGATTCTTTAATTCGGCCCTAAAGACTCAGTACAGGACGCACAAGAATAAGGCCAAGAATCTGGCACTAGATCAAACTAGGAATGTTTATAACTCGATGGCAACTGAGAGAATGCGTGATGCGGGTATGACAAAATACATTTGGCGGCACAGGTCAGGTAGCCAAAACCCTAGAGATTACCATAGGGATGTTTTGAATGGTCAGGAGTTCGACATTAACGATCCGCCAGTTATTGACCTTAGAACAGGCCAAAAGGGAAACCCAGGAGACACGTATAATTGTGGATGCTATAAAGAAATTGTTGTTGATTTTGAGGGGGAGTAGGGGCTATTGCCCCTTTGCTCTATTATTTTCGCGTTAACTCCTCAATCCTCCTAAAAACTTCTTTGGTGACATAGATTGGCCGATCCACATCAATATGGACTATGTTGCACTTATTACCATAAACCAGCTCAATATGATCAAAAAACTCTTGAGGCCTTGCCTCTACTGCCTTACCTTTCAATGCTCTTAAAGCCTCTTCATTTACTGCCATATCAACACCCCTTCATCATAAATTGTCTAAACTCTTCTGGATCGGTTGGCGCTTCGTACGCCTTCTGAATAACAAAGCGCAAACCTTCACCCAACCCAATTTCATCATAATATTGCTGTACGGTTTGTTTGCTATAGCCCTCCACTACCATTGTCATAACATCGTGAGACAGATCGCCAACATGCTCACACGTGACGCTAGGCTGGGTATTAAGAAGCATGGTGAGCATTACGGCTTGAATGTTCACAGGCTCTTAACCCTCTCGATTGCGGATTGTAGTTGTTGCGTGGCATCTTTCTGTTGTATCGACACAGACAAGCCTAATATGTTATTCACTCCGTTATCACTCTCATAAAAACCACTAACTGAAACCTTATGTCGATGAATAGACATTTTTAGGTTTGGTCTTGTGACACACAGCCCAACAAGCTCTTGAATTAGTTTATTTATCATTTTTAAGCTCCAAGCAAAGAATATAATACTCATTTCTAAAATCACTAACCGCTTTCTTCTGATTTGACTCAGAATCCCAGCGTGTTTGTTTGTACGCATCAAGCACCATGAATTCGAATTGATCCCAGAAACCAGATTCTTCAAGCTTTCCTTTTAGCTCTGATAGATGTACGCCAGATTGACGAGCTTCCATGACGCTTCCTGCTACACTATCTAACTGCTCACAAGTCAGAGCGCTTACGTTGAATGTTGCCAATGCCATTGTGATTACTAAGATTGTCTTTTTCATTTTGAACACCCCGCACAGCAGTTGTTGGATTTCTCTAGGTATTTTTTAACAAAGCAGTCGCAAGCCTTTTTCATTTCCCATGAGTCAATATCAAGATCAATCTTACTAGGGCTAAGTATAAGATCGTACCTTTCAGAAAGAACGACACCATTACTTATGGATAAAACTTTGAAAAGATGGGTTCTGTGAGACCTATCTTCCGACACTTTAGATTTAATCACCTGAAAGTAATCATCTTCCTTTAAATTAAAATCGCACATATTATTTACCCTCTATCTCTTCAAGTTTTTTGTTTAGTTTTTCAATTTCTTCTCTGTATCTAGCCTTTAGTTTTTCCACTTCCTCCGAGTTGTCGAATGGCAAGAAATCAAACTCCACGCCTTTTGCAACGCCTATTGTTTTTGCGTTTCCAGTGGTGGCAGGGTTGCCACTTATGAACCGCACACCAAGAACCTCTATCAGGTAAACATCAAACTTTGTTTTCACTTGTTTCTCTCCCAATAAAAACCGTGCCCGTTGCATTTTCGACAAACATCACAAGTGGATATTCCTGTTAGTTCGTACCCGCTCACACACCAATCGCATTGGACTCGGTGGTACTTGGCCGCTTTTGTTCGGGTTGTTTGGTAGGCGTAGATGTCTGACCCTATTCCCGTCTTGTCCCACCTCCCATCTCGAAGATCCCCCACCCCAAAGTTGTGATCTCTTGTTTTTCTATGCTTTCCAGACTTCAAGACAACCTCATCACCCAAATCACTAGGCACACCCGCACCCGTATTTATTCGCCAAACTGGTTTTTCCTTATTGTTCATTTATTAACCCCCAAACGTTTAGCTTGCTCAATCAATCCTTCTCTAATCTGTTTTAAGCGATTCATTTCTAATTTGTAGTCCATGGCAACCCCCTTATTTCTTGTTTAATTTCTCAATGTTTAGGTATTGTAAACCACACTTTTATAAAAGTAAACCACAATATTAATAAAAATCTCAAAAAGTTTTGCATGATCAAATTATGCGCATATAATCGAACCAAACAACATGAGACTTTAATTAATGACAAATCGAGTCTATGACAAAAACGGATTCTTCAAGTCCGAGGGAAACCCCATAGCGCGCTCAGGGATTCTTGAGTATGCGGGTTCGTCTATCTCCCCAAAATTAGAGCCAGACCGAATTTATAAAGTTTGGCGGCCAGAGTCAGAATTAAACAACCCTGAAACAATCGAGTCCTTCAAACTAGTGCCTTGGTTTAGTCGTCACGAAATGACGGGGGACAACTTCACGCCAGCAGAGCAGATAGGTGTGCAGGGCGTAACAGGCGAAGAAATCTACTTCGATGAAAACGACAAGACACTAAAAAACACCATTAAAGCTTTTGGCTCATCTTTGCGTAAAATGATTGATCAAGGCATTAAAGATTTAAGTATTGGTATGACGTGCGATTGGGTTATCAAAGGCGGTGTAACGCCTGACGGTGAGCCATACGATGTCATGCAAGTAAACATCAGAGGCAACCATTTGGCTTCTGTGTACGAAGGTCGCGCAGGAAAGGGTGTGGCTGTTATGGATTCATCAGAAGTGTTAAGCTTTGCCATGGATGAATTGGATTTTAAACCAACTAACGAAAATGAGGGTTCAGACATGGACTTGAAAGAGTTATTTAAAAAAGTGCAAGAGGCGAAGCCAGCTCAAGAAGAGTTAGCCAAGCTTCACGCAGAAATTGGAGCTATGCTAAATGGTGGAGAGCCAGAAGCAAAAGCTGAAATCGAAGCCAAAGATGAAGAAACTGAGGTAGAGGTTGAAGCAGAAGACACGGACGAAGAGAAAAAATCTCCTGTCGCTATGGATGCCGCAAGCGTCCAGGCAATAGTTACTCGAGCTACCAAAGAACTGGAAGCGAAAATTGCTAAGCTTGAAGGCTCTGCAATGGATCAAGCATCTATTGTTAAGGCCATTAATGCTAAAAACGTTTTAGCTTCTCAGGTCTCTAAACATGTCGGATCGTTTGACCACGCTGAAATGTCTAGCGAGCAAGAAGTAGCGCAGTACGGCGTTAAAAAACTTGGAATTGCTTGTGACTCAGGTGCAGAACTTTCTACTCTGAAAGGCTGGCTTGCGGCCAAAGCGCCTGCAAAAATCATTGTTGATTCTGGTGCTCAAGATGGCGCAGACAACAAACCTAAATCACTTGAAGAAATGGGGCTGTAATCATGCAAAAAACAGTATCAAATACATTTCAAGCATCAGGCGTTGTTGGTGAGTTCTCGCGCTCTCACAACCAAGACAGCTTTGGTGCAAAATTAAACTCTGGCACTGAGTCGTTAAACTTGATGGCTACGGCTGTTAATCACGTTGACGGCGACGATAATCAGGTGGGTGTTGCAGGCGATGGCAACTTTGCTGGCCTATTGTGCAACCCTAAAGCGGCTTACCGAGTTGGCCTAGCTGATTCAACAATTGTTCCTAATGAGTCTCAGTGCGAAGTTGCAACGCGCGGATATTTATGGGTATCTCTTGCGGCTACTGCTGATATCGGTGATTTTGTCTACTATAACGACACTACAGGCGTATTATCTACAGTAGCACCAGGCACAGCGCCGGGCGCAGGTGTAACGCGTTTGCCTGGTGGTAAAGTTGTCGGCATGAACGTAACAGCGGCGGGCTTGGCTGAAATCTACTTTGATGTAGCTGGCTCAACTGAAACCCCATCAGCATAAGGTGAATACAGATGGATATTAAATACACGTACAAAACCAAAGATGTGCCAGCGATGGATTCAGCGATCATCAATGGCCTAGCTAACTCTCCTGAGCAGTTAGACCGAATGGGCATCATCATTACCCCAAAATTCCAACAAGACCAATTTAAACCAGGTTTTGCACTTGATGCGGCAACACAGCCAGTTAATACGCAAGCGGTTGGTACTCCTGCTCAATTCTTGCAAGAGTTCTTGCCAGGAGTTGTGAATGTACTAACCAAAGTTCGCAAAGCTGACTATATTGCCCCAGTGTCTACCGCTGGAGATTGGCATCTTGAAGAGGTTGTCTTGAAGGTAATGGAACACACTGGTTCTCCACAGCTTTACAGTGACCATGGTGCAGTTCCTTTTGCTGATTTCCACGAGAACTATGTTAAGCGTCAAATTGTTCGTTTTGAGCTTGGTGTTCAGATGGCACCTTTGGCTGACGCTAGATCTTCTGCTACGGGCACAAACCCAGACGCACAAAAACGCGGTGCATTGGCTAATGCCTTCGAGATCTTGCGTAATAACATTGCGTTCTACGGTTTCGACATCGGCAACGGTGAAACTTATGGACTGTTGAATGACCCATTATTGCCAAGCTATGTAACAGCGGCTAACGGTGTTAGTGGAGACTCTGAGTGGACGGAGAAAACTGTTGCTGAGCGTATCAGTGACTTAGTTTCGGCGGCTTCTGGCTTGCGCGTTCAGTCTGGCGGAAACATCGACCCAGAAAAAGACCCAATCAAGCTTACCTTACCATTGTCTATTGCTGACTTGATCAATGAAGTAGATGACTCAACTGGATCGGCTAAAACGACTAAACAGTGGATTGGTGAGAACTACGCTAACTGGACAATCGAAAACGCGCCTGAGTTTGACGGTGCCAACGCTGGCGCAAACGTTTTCTACCTATCAGCAGAGAAGGTGGAAGATGGTTCAGACGATGATGGTCAAGTTATGACTCAAATCGTGCCAGCCAAAATGGTTGCACTAGGTACTGAACAGAGAGCAAAAGCCCCTTTCGAGGCTTACTCTTCTGCTTATGCGGGTGTTATGACTAAGCGCGCTTTCGGTGTTTACCGTGTGAGTGGTGTTTAATCAAAAAAAACTACAGCCCTCGGAAACGGGGGCTATCTCAATTAATCAGGTGCAAGGATTAAAATTATGCCAACTATTTACTCTACAGCTACAAACGACATCACTTTTGCTTTCTACGCTGAAAAGAAAGAAGGTGCAAAAAAAGTATCTGCTAACAAAATAGAACAAGCCATTATTATCAAAGGATCTCTAAATCAAGAGGTTAAGAGCAAGCGCGGAAAGTATGGCGAAACAGTAGTGACAGCGGAACAGCTTAAACTTTTAAAGACTCATAAGCAGTTTATTAAAGGTGCGGCTTCTGGATTCTTTTTGGAGAAAGAGCCATCATCCCCAAAGAAAGATAAATCTGCTCAATTAACTAAGGAAAAGGTTAAATCTACAACCAAAGCCGAAGTTAAAACAGGTAAAGAGGAGATTTAGATATGTCGACTCTTGATATAACAGTATTCCGAGGAATGTACCCTGTGTTTGCTGACGAAACAGCATACCCAGATGCAACCCTAGAATCTTATTACGAAATGGGCAAGTGCTACATTAAAGATA